CGCGCCCAACAACGTCGTCTGCGGATACCGCGCGTCATACAGACCAAGCAGAACCGCCCCCTGCTGGGCTCCGCCGCTGGCGTCAAGCGTGACCGTCGCGCTGATGTAGTTGTACCCCTCAGACATCCGCGAGAAATCGAGGTCCAGAAGCAGCAAACACACCTGTTCGGCGCTGGTGTTGTTGCCATCGACCAGCGCGTCCGCAGTCTGCGTAAACCGGGTGAACTGCGCCGTCGAAAGCAGGCTTGTCGCCGATTGCTTCAGCCAGTACTCGTCGATAATGTCGCAGTCCTGGACCCCGGTCCCGGTCGCCGAGGTTGCTTCCTTCAGCGTGAACTTCCAGTCGTCGCCCGCCGTGCCCGCGGCGTCGGTGAACAACACCAAACCGCGGCGATAGTTGGCGACGTTGATGTAGTCGCACGTCCGGTCGGTATCGAGATCGACAGGACCGCTGCCGATCCAGTCAATCCAGTGAATCTGCTCTGCTAGCTTACCCATGATGAATCTCCTTTAGGCGCGAGTCGCCAGAGTGACAAACGGGCTGAGCGTATTGGTCGTCCCCTTGAACGGGGCCAACGGTTCAGCGATCCACGGCTGGCCGTCCACCTCGAACATGAACCGGAACGCCGTCTCCGCGTAGTCGAATCGCAGGTGCATCGACATCGCCTCGTCCACGCCGCCCCGCGTGCCAGTCACATAGGCGGACAGGTCGGCAAGGATGATATCCCCGGAGGTACCCAGCGTCGCGCAGTACTCGATCGGCATGACCGGGCGACCCTTCAGCGTCGCAAACGGCTGATTGGAGATTCCGCCGGCCGGCAGATACACCGGGAATCCTGTCGTTCCGGTGGCGAGGAACATCGACTCCAGTTGCGGCTCGATGTCTTGGTTGATGAGCCACACCGCGTTGCGTCGCATTCTCGCGTGGCACCGCGACCACATCTTGTCGATGTTGGCCTTGACGAGCGTCCCGGCGCCCTGTCCAGACTCTTTCGCCACGTTTACCGTCGCGGCGTGCCCTACAATCCCGACCGGTTTCCCGGCCCCGTCGCCGTTGATGATTGCGTCGCCGACCTTGAAGCTGATTTCGTCGCGCGCCGCCTGCGTCAGGTAGGTCGCCGCGGCAGCGGTGTTCTTCAGGAGCTTGTCGGTCGCGTACACCAGGACCGCCAGCTGTTGCGGCTCGATTTTCACCTGCCTAGTCTTCGGCTTGCTCGACGTGATCTGCTGCGCCTCGCTGATCCAGTAACCCTGCACGCCGCCCCAGCGCGATCCGTTAGCGCGGCTGGTTTCCGCGTTGGCGACGAAGGTCAATGACTCTCCCGTCACGGAGTAATTGTCCGTCATTGACAGAAGGCTTTCCGACGGGCTCATCAGCCCGCTGTAGATCTTCGTGCTGAATTCGGGCGGAACGAGGAACCCGCCGTCTGATCCAGTCCCCATCGACATTCCAGTGGCGGCGGTAATGCGGATGCGCTCGTCTACCGGGACAGAGCGCGAAGGGTGGCATGCGCCGTAAACAGCGTAGGCGAATTCCCCGAAGTGGGGGAATCCCCTCTTCGGGTCGTCCAGCAGACGCTCCCGGACCCCGGTCACGGTGATCCGATCCCCGGTCGTCACCGTGACATCGGCCATATCCGCATCCGCGGCGGAGTGCACCTGGATTGTCGCCGCGGCCGCGCGTCGTTCGCGGTCCGCCTCCGCCGCGGCGATCATCGCGTCGATCTTCGCGATCGACGCCTCCAGCTCTTTCGCTCTCTCGATCTGCTCGTCCGTCGGGTCGCTGTCCGCCCCCGTCACATCCTCGAGCAGCTTGTCCAGCTGCCCCTGCAACGATGCTCGCTTCGCCAGAAGTTTGTCGAGATGCATGTTCCTACTCCCCGGCACGCGCCGGCAAAAAAAACGGGCGGAGGATGCGAACCGGATTTCCGGTTCCGCGTCCTCCGCCCGCATATGCGTCACGGCTAGACTGTCACGGACCTCAGATTGTTTGTCGTTGCGCCGCGCCTATGGCGTCAGCACGCGGAATTCATAACGCCTGTTTTCGCCGCGTCAAGGGCGTCTGGCGAATTTTTTTCTGGCCGCCGCCGCCGCCCATATCTTTCGGGCCTCGGCGCGCCGCTTACCGGCGGATACCGTACCCGCCATCGACGATACGACATCCTGCATGGTGCGCACGCCGTCCGCCATGCCCTCCTTGACCGCCGAGACGGCCGGAACAAGACGGCCCTCGCCGTAACTCGCCCGGACGTTCGCAGGGGATGTTCCGCGGTGTCTTGCGACAGCCGCGACAAAATCAGTGTATATGTCAGAGATGACCCCGGTCTCGTACTGTCTGGCCTCCTCAGTGAGCGGCTCGAAAGGCGACAACTCGCCCTTAAATCTCCCCGCGCGGAATATTGTGACCGTAAACCCGGCTTCTTCCAGGCGGCGTGATTCGTCCACGTGGACGGCGACGACCCCGACAGAGCCGACCTCGCCAGACGGGGTAACGAAAAGCTTATCGGCGGCGGTCCCGATCCAATATGCCGCCGACGCGGCCAGGGTGTTCGCCACGGCGACGATAGGCTTTTTCCCGCGCAGCGCGTACAGCCTGGCGGCGGCCTCGGGGACGCCGTCCACCTCTCCACCCGGCGAATCAATATCGAGCACGATGCCACCTACATCATCATCATTGATGGCCTGCTCTACGCGATTCATCCATGCTACGATAGGCGTTTCGCCCAGGAACATGCTGAGATCATCGCCGCGATGCACGATATACCCGTGCAGGGGGATAATCATTACACCGCCGCTGGCACGTGGAACAGCGCCTTTCGGAGCGCCTTTCGCCGCCACTATCGCTTCCGCGATCGCAGCCGCAGACCGGCGTTGCATCAGGTTCATCGCATGAATTCGTGACGGATCGAGTAATAGGATTTTTCGCATACGCCAGCCCTTCCCTTCAGTTTACCCCCCGGCCTTCGGCAATCGCCTCCGCTATCGCCGCGGCCATTCCGGCTTCCCATCGCCCAAGCGTCGCCGCCGGACGATCGCCTATGAGATCGCTGTGGATCCTGTTTGCGACGCGATCCGCAACAGAGCGGGCATCGACACCGAGCACTCCATTCAGCGACGCGAGCATACGTGAGACCGCCGCCCGCTGCTTACTCGCGTGCGCGGACGCCCACTCGACGAACCGCGGCCAATCTTCCTCGGCAACCGCCACCCTGCGACGCAGCGCGGCAATGTTCGCGTGCGCTATACGCCTGGCGACGTCCGCGACAACCTCACTAGAGCCGCGTGATCCATTTGTTTTTCCGTCGTCTTCGTCGCCTGTGGCGGCCCCTTCGATCGGCACCAGGTTGGCCGACACGAACCTGCGATCCCCGTCGGGTCCGATCGTGCTCATGTTCTCGAGCCGCAGAATCTGATTTGCCGTCAACGCGCCGATGCCGAACAGCTTCACGTAGAAGTCGCCGCGAGACTGGACATCGCCGCGCAGCAGACCATCGACGGCAAACTCGATACGATGCGTCCGATCCATCTCCAGCGGCAGAAGGAGGTCGCGGATGAAAGCCTGCTCGAAACGGATGAGATACGGGCGGAGGGTGTATGTCACGAATCCTATCGTCTGCTGCTCGATCCCCGTCCCCCACGACGTGGACTTGTCCGTCGCGCCGATCATATGCGGCGGCACAAGGAAGAACCTCGCGATCTCCGAAACCTGAAAATTGCGGGACTCAAGGAATTGCGCGTCCTCGTTGCTGATCGGGAGCGGCACCAGGTCCACGCCGTCAGGGAGAATCATCGTGCGATACGCGGTCCCGAATCCGGCGTGCGCCTCGGCGATCGTGTCGCGGGCGCGGCGCTTCGCTTCAGGCGACATCCCCGCCGGGTATTTTATGACCATGCCGGGAAACGCGCGATGCTTGAAAAAGTTCGCACCGTGCGACTCTGACGTGATCGCCATGCCGAGAGCCTCGCGAGCCATCGACACCGGAGACAGCCCCCACACCCCGTCCGCCGTCATCATGCGCACATGCAGAACATCCTCCTGGAGCAGATAGACGCGTTCCGTTGAGGCGGGCATCAGGTACGTATAGCGGAGGCTGCCGTCCGCGAGCTGGTGGATCTCGATCCTGTCCGGGTTCATGGGCCACAATTCGTAAGTCCCGTCCCTGGCTCGCACTTTTCGGCAGATAAAATTGCCCCGCGTGCATAGATGATTCATCGCCAGCTCGCGCCATTCCATCGACGTCTGCCATCGGTTCGGGCGATCGTGAAGTGCCGCATACATCCAGTGGTCGGTGGCCTTGCGCGGATCGTCACCTTCGCGGTCGTACAGGAACAGGGGCAGGGAACCGACGGCCTCCGCCAGCAGTTTGACGCAGGCATAGAACGCGCTTACGCGCATCGCCGAATCCGTCGTGACAGTTACGCCGGATTGAGATTCCGCGGCCAGCGGCGTGTACCAGTAATCCGACAGGGGGCCGCGGTCCGGGTGGACCGT